ATATTGAACCCCGTGAAATACACACTTTGACCTGATGCCGTTCCTTGAAAATAAAAGACAACTTGACCCGTGTAGGTAACCGTTGCATTGGGTTGAAAATTAACCGTTGTGGTCGTTCCTGTGCTAGTGGGTAAATAGACTCCTCCTCCAATTAACAATGAACTGGTTCCTGCGGTATTGTATTGATAGACGGAAAAGAAGATACTGGAAACGGAATAGCAATTAAAAAAGTTGGCCTGGTACCATCCACCCGTTGTATAGACATACGAACCCAACGACATCGCCATAATCGACGACGACGCATTCGTCAAGGTATAGGAACCCGACAAGGTGGAGCCGCTTGGGACACTCGATGGCAATCCACTCGTTGTCAAATTGGAGGCTCCTTGACCGGTCGTGGCCTGACTGGTCGTCAGGGAGTTGTTCAGATTGGTCTGATAGCCTTGGGCGGTCGTCACGAAATTAGTAAAGGTATTGGTTCCTGACCACGTGTTGTTCAGAGGAAGAAGGTTGGCTCCTGGTCCCGTGGGTCCTGATGCTCCTGTTGCGCCTGTCGCTCCTGTCGGTCCCGTTGGTGTCACAATGGCAATGACGTGACCATTGGCATCGACTCCCAAAACCTTTGAGTATGTACCCGTCGGTCCCGTTAACGAAGGAAGCGTCAAGTTGCTAGTAATGATGCCTCCTGTGGGTCCTGTTGCGGTCAACGTATTGCCATTGATGTTGATGGGTCCTGTTGCGCCTACGAAGGGAACATAGAACTCTTCGATGGTCGTAAACGTTCCCGCCGTCACCGTATTCAAAAGCGCCAAGTTCACTACGTCGGAGCCTACCGTTGCTACATACGATGTCTGGAGTTCTTGACCGCCCAGATTGACAGGTTGGGTGGCTCCTGAATAAGGAACGTAATTGGAAGGCTGGAGAAGTACTCCGTTGTCATAAATAGAAGTTGCGTATATCGTTTGTAAGCCATCTATGGTACCTACAATCAAATTGTTGTTCTGAAGGCCATTCGTAGATGCCATGTCTACATATAACTTATAAAATTGATTTGGTGAAAAAAACAGATACGAGTAGATGGCTGATTATTCAAAGGGAAAAATCTATCGTATTGTCGGAGGTGATGATGTATATATTGGTTCTACCACAAGAACCCTTACTACACGATGGATAGAACATAAATACGATTCCATTCATAAGCAAGTTCGTTCTTCTACTATTTTAAATAAGCATGGAATTGATAATTGTAAGATTGAATTGATAGAAGAGTTTCCCTGTAATTCCCTTGATGAGTTGCGGAAAAGAGAGGCTGAAGTGATAAGAAATACCCCGTGTGTTAATCGTAAGATTCCTGGTAGAACTGCCAAGGAATGGTATTTTGATAAACCAATTGAAATAAGAAAAGAAATGGGTAGAATTAATACAGAACGTCAAAGAGAAAAACGAGGAGAAAAGCATAACTGTGAATGCGGGGGCCAATATACAACAAGTAATAAAAAAGTACATGAAGCGACAAAGAAACATTTAAATTATCTATCATCTAAATAAATGGTAGAGGTGATTAAGAGTTACGTGTTATATTTAAATACACGGGAAGCCAATACGGGTACCTCCAACAATTGTACTTGGATTTTTACTACTCCGATCGTTTTGACCAATACTAACAATCGATTTCTTGTTAGCACACCGATGATCGAATTACCTTATTCCTTTTCCCAAGTGAATACGACCAATTACAACCTGCCCTATACATTTGTCAGTAGTGGAGGGGACAACTTCACCAGTACCACGATGAACATTCCTGAGGGCAATTATAATATCAACCAGCTCCAAACTCAACTGATAACTTCTTTGGTAAATGACATCATGGGACTCCATACGCCTCGAGTTGCGGTTACCGCTGCAAACTTCAATTTCACCTACAGCCCTCAAACGGGATTTACCACCATGTCGATGACGGGTCTGACCTCGACGGTCACCATCACCCTCAAGTTCAGTGTTAGCTATGTCCTAGGAATCATGAACGGCTTTCCCCAAACCGATGTTTCTTTTGGAACAAGTATCCTTCCCCTTGTCTCTCCGAACAAGGTCATGGTCAATCCGATCACATCGATCTACATCCGATCCGATACGCTCAAGTTTCAAAACAATTACGAAGCGATCGTCCAGACCTATCAGAACTCCGATGTCGTCGCCAAGATTCCCGTGACCACACTTCCCAATTCGATCATTTATTACCGAAATGATCAGAAATCCATGATCAGTAATAAGTTTTTGCCCAATCTGAATCTCTACGTTTCGGATAACTTGTCCACCAGTTATACACTCGATCTCCAGGGTGTCAATTATGGCATTGCGATCCAGATCGACGAAGTTCAGATCAAACCCAACAACGCCTATCAGGATAAATTGGATGTGGGCGCTCCGGCTCCTGCTCGACAATTAATTCAAGAGCGAGACAACTTATTACGTGATTTACTAGGTCAACGAGAGCGATTGGAGCAGGAAATCGCAGAGAGAAAACAAGCCAATCAAGCAGAGACAAAGAAGGCAGAAGAATTACCTACACCTATATAGAATCATGAGTCACGCTTTTGCTGGAAAGCAACACCACGAGTGGTACCCTTTTGTTCATAATATGGCAAAACCCCTTGGTCGCAATTACATTCCGAATGAGTTGGATCCTTCGTTTCATGGAAAGGTCCCTAAACCCGCAGAAAAGCTACGGGGCAAAGATTTGTTTAATGCCAATCTGGTCATGAATCAACCGACTCCGAGCGGTCAAGAAGCGCTCATGTACGGATGGGGCAAGGGCAAAAAATCGTGGAAAGATACCGAACCCTCCGACATCGCCCGTCAAGCGCACAATGGACGTTCTATGGAGAGTCTGAACAATCTTGATTTTTCCAATTACTACAAAGCGACGAAGTAAATGGTCTATTTTTTTTCTTTTGATTAATCATAGAACACCGATGTCGCACTTCACTCAGCAGAACCAGGAAGTCCACAACTATATGACCCAGGATGTCCCGATGTCCTTAAAGTCTAACTCGTCCGCCCAGGCGATTAAGACCCGCAATCGCATCTTCCAGCTGTCCTCGACCTCCCAGAGCCAGAACAGCGGTGGTGTGATTCTCTTTAATCTCCCCCCGAGCAACTATTCGATTACTCGTGGTACCATGGCGCTTCGTTGCCGTATGACCGTTACGGGTACGAATCTGACCAACGCCGATGCCGCTCACTCGATTTCCCTTCAGGGTCCGGGTGCGGTCGGTGTTGCCGGTCAAGGATATGCCCTGACGTATGGCAACGGCTATTCCTGGATCAATCGTCTGACTCTGTATGGTTCCAACTCCGCTGTGATCGAGCAACAGAACTACTGTAACGACAACATGAACTTGATGTTGATTCACAACAGCAACGCCTCTTACCTTCAGGGTGATGCTCAGCAAATGATTGGTGTGGGCGCTCCGTTTGGCTATGCGAGTGCCACTTCTGCGCAGATTGATTTGGTTCTCCCGTTGCCCTTGAGCGCTTTTAACAGCTCCACTCAGGATTTTCCGGCCTATCTTCTATCATCTCCTTTGACACTCCAAATTGATTGCGCTTCTGTTGCTCGTGCCTTGTTTACGGGTGCGACCGCCACGATTACGGATTACTCGATCAGCAACACCTACCTGGTGTACCAAGCGTGCGAGCTTCCCGCTGCATACATTGAGGCGGAGCGCATGGCCGTCAAGTCTTCGCCGTTCATCATGAACTTGACCAGCACATTGTCCGTCCAAGTTCCCGCTTCCATCTTGACCTCCTACTCGCTCGGTTTGAATGCCAGCTCCGTTCGTGCTGTCTTCGTTATGCCATCGAACCAGGCTTCGTATGCGGTCGGTACTCAGCTACAGTACATTCGTGATACGGGTGATTACAACTCGACACCCGCTTTTAACGGCTCAAGTACCAACGCCATCGTCTTCGTCGATGGTAACCAAATCAACTCTGCCATCTTTGACACGCCAGCGATGGTCTTTCAGGGTCTCAAGAACGCCCTCCATCACAATCTCCAAGGTTCCGTTGTCTACTCGTCGCCATCCCTCGTATCGGCTTCGTTGGCGACCTCCCCTTGGCTCACAGAGTTCTATGCGTTGGGCTGGGATTTGACTTCGTTTGACGACGAGGGTTCATTGTTTGCGGGTACCCCTTGTACCACATTGAACCTCCAGCTGACTTCGTATGGAGCACAACACAGCACATACTTGAACACCATCATTGTTGTATATGACGTGCTGTGTGCCTTCGAAGCCGACGGCACGATCCAAATCAAGCGATAAAGTTGATAAAAGACCGTCCTTTGAACTTTTATATGCTATTTCACTTATGAGTTTATAAAACTCTTTAGTGAACTTATTGAGAGAATGCGCCTTTGATGGTACCGAATAATGCTTTGGATTCCATCGGTTCCACCATAATGCTGAGAATGATGTAGGCGAATTGTGCCGAAGCCCACGTGGCGGTTTTGTCAATATTATAGGGTGCCACAACCGCACTTGGGTTGGCATTGATGGCTTGACCAAATTGGCTGAGGCTGATGGTCAGGTCAATGTTTCCATTGATGGCATTGATCTCAAACTCACGATGTGCCGAAATATCCGAGAGGACGCTCAACGAATTATTCGTAAAGGCCAATTGCGATTGTCCCATCGCAGGGAAATGGAACAAGGACGAACTCAGGTAGATAATCTGAGGGTTGGTGATGTAGGTCGTAGTATTGGCTGACCCTGAAGCAATCTGAAATCCATCGATTCGGCACTTGTATCGTCCTCCGTACAGATTACACTGACGATTTACAGTTGCGGGATTGTTATATGAAGTCTGTGCAGCGGTGATGGGAATGGTCGTGAATCCGTTGGTGGTTTCGTTCGCATCATTTAGCAGATCATCATAGGTGATCGTGAATTGAAGAAGAGGCATGTTTCTACTTGGTGTAAGATTATTTTTGGCTTATTCCATTCTCGTCATTTTACGAAAGAAGACAGGTTTTGTGCCCACCAAGTTAACGGTCAAAAATGGATGGTCCGATTCTTCCTTGAAACATTCTTCGAAGACTTCGTCGGGGATGTCATAATCATCTTGAAACGCCTCGATTTCCTTTTTGTTGTTCATCGGAAAGATGTAGAGCATATCTGCTTGTTTCCGCAGATTGGGAGCAATGTTCTTGTAGGATTGCGTAATCGCCCAGATGGAAGCATTATAATGACGATGATTATAGAACAAGTTGGTAATACAATTCTTTTTGAAGGTACGAGGAAGATCCGCTACGCAATCATCCAAGATGATTAGATTGTAAATCGGAGGCAGTTTCTTTTTGAGCTTCGTTTCTTTCATCTTGTGCTTGGCTTGTTCCATCTTGATGTAATCCAGAATGGTCTGAATGTTGGCCTCCGTCAAGGCATTGAAGTATTTGCCCTCCGCATCGAGTTCCTCTCGGAGTGTCTTGGTCTTGTCTTCTTGACTTGGGCTAATCAGAAAGATGTTCCCGAAGTATCCTCCGAACAGTTTGGGGCTACTTAAAAAGTTCAACCAGAGGGACGATTTACCTGTTCTTTTTTTGCCGCTGATAAGGGCAATGCTTCCTTTGGTATTCTTTAGAATCGGATCCGTTTTGCTGACATCGTCTTTGTCCAGCGCTTTGAAGATGTGGGAGAGGTCGCTCATTTCTTATTAGGAATATTTTATTTATAATGAGAAGAGTACGTGATGCCTTACGCCATTCGGAAGCTCCCATCGTCGCCTTTCTATGAGGTGTATAATAAGAAGACCATGCGACACTATGCGAAGCATTCCACCAAGGAAAAGGCAGAGGCACAAGTTCGCCTATTAGAGCAGATGGAAAAAAAGATGGCCAAGTAGAATGTACACGATTACGGATTACACCTACCGAAAGGCTTTTCTTTTAGGATACGAAGTTAAGCCGTCCCACAATCCCAAGAAGAAAATTGATGTATTCAAGGATGGTAAAAAGATTGCCTCCATCGGTGATCCTTCTTATGGAGACTATCCGACATTCTTAAAAGAGAAAGGGAAGGCCTTTGCGGAAGAACGTCGACGACTCTATCACATGCGACATACAAAGAATACGTTAGGAGAGAAACTCGCAAGAGATTTACTATGGTAAGGGTAGAATGTTATGGTTTTTGAAATATTGGTGG